GGAGGAGTTTCAGCCGTAGCATAACTATCACGTGTGCTACGGATTATCTGTCTTTCTCTCACAAGATTATCTAGACCCAACCCTCTTTCAACTACTCTGAACCAGGTTCCTTTAGGATCTGAATCAGCGCCTGCTGCTTTGAGTGCGTCTATTAATAAAGATTTTGCACCTTGGGTAACTGCGGTACTAAAACTAGCCGCCCCATCTGTACTCAATCTTTGTCCTGTTAAGTCGTCAAACTTGTATACTGCTACAATCGGTCTTGTTGCCGCTGGTGGCAGTTGTCGTAATTTTTTATATGTTGGTAGTTGTACTTCTCTAGGCTCTTCTATACATTCTAAAAAGCCAGTGTTACAGTTCGAATCGCCAGGCAGTGCCATACTTGCACAACCTGAGAACAAGCCTACACACATAAATGCAATTGCTATATTCTTAAACATTAGCCGCCTATACTTCCGATTCCGATCGGTATTTCAATTTCAGTGATACTGCCATCTGGAGCAACAATGGTAAGTCTAATTACTTCCATTCCATCTTCTGTATAAGTTCTTAAGTAAGACACTGAATTACCTTCAATCGTAAATTCGCCTGCATCTGAGTTTGTACATGTAATAACTGTTGCTGGGTCACAGAACATACTGTCTACCAATCCTTTTGATATTTGTGCGTATATTCTAGACTCTAAATTTCTTATGAATTTGTTTATTGTGCTGTTAGCATCTTCTCGTTCTGCTTGTCTTAGTGCAGACTCGATGTCGTCTTTGATTTTATCTCTACGACTTTTTTCTTGGTTTTCAATAGTTAGGTAATGTGCTCCAGTACCTATACCATTAAAACTTGGTGATTTAAATTTGTGAACCAATTGGTCAGCGGTTGCTGTACTTGGTAGTAATAATAGCATGCCTAATAAAATGTAGCCTAGTACTAATAAAGGCGTATCCTTTGGTCTCATTTCGTTAAGTTTCTTGTCTATCATAGTCTATTCCTTCCTGTTTGTCTTTAACTGTTCTTCTGTTTGTGCATCCTTTATAATTTGTTCTTTGGCTTTATATTCTAAAACAACATTTACTTTTTGCTGTAATCTAATTAAATCTTGATCAAGCATACGAGTTTTGTCAATAACTTTAATTAAAGCCATGTGCATTTCTTCTAGAGCAGGATCAATTTCTTCTCCTATGAACTTCCAGATAAAATACACAAAATATCCGAGGCCAACTGCCATCACTACAGGAAACCCGTAATCGTTAATAGCGTTGACTATTTCTTCCATTTTATTCTTCTTCTTCTACTAGTGTTGCCTCAATGTGTTCAAATCTGTCTATATCAAATTTCTTAAACACAATTGTGCCGTGTTTGTCTTCTGTTACAATAAATGTATCACCTGCTTTAAATCCTATTTGCTCTAATGATAATTCCTTGTCTAATTTCAATCCTTCCTCTGTAGTTTCTAGCTCATATTCTAGATATCGCAAACTAGTCTCTCCTTACATCAATTTTGCCTTCTTCAATGAAGTTTTCAGCTCTAGCAATACGTTCTATATCTGGTCTTAACTCTAAGGCACTACTAACTAACATATCAATCTTAATCATTTCGTTTGACATTGTTGTAGCTCTATTTTCTAAACTTTTACAAAAAATAGTTAAAGTTTTAACTTGCTCAACAACACCTTGGAGTATTTGTTTTATAACTAAAAATATAAAGAAACCCATTACAATACTTCCAGCAATCGGTGCGCCAACATCGCCTATTAATTGAAAAATCTCGGTCATTGATTACTCCGCCGTTTTATAATGTGTTCTTTACGGTGTTTACTGTATATGTGTATCACTCGTTATAGGAAGCCTACCTACCTATAACAGTATTTATGACTTTGGAGCCATAAAAAAAGCACTCCGAAGAGTGCTTTTTATAATACCTAAGTATTGGTTTACATCATGTTAACTAGTACTTCGATAACGCCTTCGCCGTCTTCGTTTGCACTAATTGCTTTACCAATGATATGTCCTGCTTGTGCTGCATTGTCTGCTTTAGCCATGCCGCCTTGTGCTGAAACAAGTAAGTCACCTTTAGCAACTGGACCGCTTACCTTACAAGGTACTCGTCCTGCTAATGCTACTGGTAATGCTATACCTGGGCAGTCTGCATTCATTAAGTGAGCTGGGTCTGTTGAGATAACACCAACTACAGCACTGTCGCTTTCGCTGTCTGTTGCTGTAATTTCTTTCTCGCCACCAAACTTAACAACTGTGCCTGCTTCGTATTCTGCATCTGCTTCATAGTTCTCAGCCAAGTCAGCGTATCTTGCTGAAGTTGCTGTTGCACTAATTGTACCAGCACTAAAGTTACCTGAGCTATCTCTTGCTACAACTTTACTTGCTGTGTTAGCACTTGTTGCATCAACTGATACTGTATCTGCTGCTACTACAATGTAAGATCCTGCACCAACATTTAGTGTTGCGCCACCGCTTGTAGCACCACCTGTTAAACCAGATCCTGCTGTAACTGCTGTAATGTCACCAACTGTTGTTGAATAACCGTAACTTAAAATCTTGTCTTCAATAGCTGCTGAAGTCATTAACGATGTATCGTTGTTTGCAAAACTCTCTGTACTTATTTGTAGTGTACTACCTGCAAAGTGAGAAGTTGTTAAACCACTTACATTTAATGTTGCTGTACCACTTGTAGCACCGCCACTTAAACCAGATCCTGCTGTAACACCAGTGATGTAACCTGTATCTGTTAAACTAATAGCACCTGTGCTATCATCATATGTAATACCAGTTCCGCCACTAAACAATCCTCTGATTGTAGCATCACTTCTATCTGAGTCTGTGAAACTAATTACACCAGTTGTGCTGTTGTATGAAATGTCACCACTTGCACTAATTGCTGCTCTAGCTCTTGCAGTTGTATGGTAAAGGTTAGTTGAACCTTCACTAACACCGTCTGTATCACTCTGTGTATAACTAATAACACCTGTTCCTGAGTTATAAGAAAGTGAACCAGTTGCACTAATTGCTGCTCTAGCTCTTGCTGTTGTATGATATAAGTTACTTGAACCTTCTGAAACATCGTCAGTGTCGCCACTTAGTTCGCTTAAAGCATCTTTTGTATCAACTTGTGCATCAACATAAGTTTTTACTGCTAACTGTGATGGTGCTAAACTATCTGAAGCACTTGCAAAAGAGTCATCATCGTCAATTGCTGCTTGTACTCTAGCATCTGCTAATGTATTAACATATGAATCAGTAATCGAAACGCTGTCTGCTGCTACAGTAATACCATTTCCGCCTACAACATTCAATGTACCTGCACCACTTGTGCCGCCACCTGTTAAACCATTACCTGCTGTTACTGCTTCAATGTCACCTGCATCGTTAGTGAAACTAATTACACCAGTTGTGCTGTTGTATGAAATGTCACCACTTGCACTAATTAAAGCTCTAACTTCGCCATCTGTTCTTTCAGTAAAACTCATTACACCAGTTGAACTGTTGTATGCTAAGTCACCACTTCCACTAATTGCTGCTCTTGCATCACCGTCTGCGTATTGAGTAATAGTTGTTGCAATAGCACCGTCTGTTACAGTAATACCTGTACTAGCACTAAAGTGAGCTCTTACTTCTGAAGCACTTGGACCTGTGTAAGTAATAACACCTGTTCCTGAGTTGTATGCTAAACTTCCGTCTCCACCAGCATCTGTTACACTGATATGAGCTCTTGCTTCACTTGCACTTGGACCTGTGTAAGTAATTACACCAGTTGTGCCGTTATATGCTAAACTTCCGTCTCCGCCTGCGTCTGATACTGAAACAGCACCTCTTGCTCTTGCATTTGTGAAGTATAAGTTACTTGAACCTTCAACTAAGTCGTCAGTTTCAGTAGCAATCTTAAAGTTTGTAGAACCATCATTTGTAAACTGCCATTGGCCTTCACTTTCGTCCCATATAAGACTTACATCTGCACTTGAACCTCTGTTTACAGTTAAACCTGCATCTTCACTTGGAGCACCACTTGCGTCTCTGTTTAATTCAATAACGCTATCTGCTAATGCAGTAATTTGTGAATTAACAATAGTTTGTGTACCACTAATTGTAACGTTACCGTTAAACACTGCATCGTCACTGTATGTCTTAGCACCTGCTACTGTTTGAGCACCACTTGTTCTTACTACTGTTGTATCAACATCTACTGTTCCTGCACTGTAATCAATACCATCGCCGCCTACTAAGTGAGCGTCAATTCTTGCTTCAGTTTCTGCTGCACTAACACCTGTAAATGTAAGTACACCTGTGCTGTTGTTATATGCTAATGAACCATCACCACCTGCGTCAGTTACACTAAGGTGAGCTCTTACTTCAGTAGCACTTGGCCCTGTAAATGTAAGTACACCAGTTGAACTGTTATATGCTAATGAACCATCACCACCTGAGTCTGTTACGCTGACAGCTGCTCTAGCTCTTGCATCTGTATAGTACTGATTTGAACTACCTTCTGCTACTGCGTCACTATCAACTGCATCAACGTATGCTTTAGTAGCTGCGTCTTGTGCTTCAACTGGATCATCAACATTATTAATGTTGCTACTGTTCATGTTAATGTTTGAACCAAACTTAACACCGCCTGTTGAACTGATTGTTTTAGCTGCTGTAAGTACAACATCTGACTTGAGCTGGATTGAACCACCTGATGTCATTTCCAAGTCACCGGAGCCAGTAGTTAAAATACTAATGTTCTGGTTATTGTCTGCACTAAATTGAATTGTTCCTGAATTATCTTCAAGTACTTTTTGTCCGTTAACGTAAAGTGATCCTGGACCAACATATACATCTTTCCATACTTTGGAAGCACTACCTAATGAGTATGTATTGCTGACACTAGGTATCAAATTACCTTCTAAGTCTTCGTAGTCTATTGCAAGTGTTGCTGCACCATCTGCTGCTCCACCTGTTAAACCTGAGCCTGCTACAACCGATGTAATATCACCTGTTGCCGCAGCTACTACCTCATCGTACTTTGCTAATCGTGTGCCACCAGCAGTAGACCCGTCGTGGACACGAATTGTATCCAAATCGGTATCGACCGTGATTTCACCTACTAAGCCTGTAAATGAGCTGTGTTGTGCGGTCGTACCGCGTCTAAACTGAATAGCTGTTGCCATTTTATATTCCCCTAAATCTTTGTTAGAAAATGATTTTTATTTAACACTATTTATCATTATTACTTAATTAGCCACCTTTCTAAGTCATCTGAGATATCAGCCAACTTGATCCATGACTCGCCTGTTACTTGTCCCTTACACACAATTGCACATCCGTGTGTTATCACTGGTGCCCACTCGTTGCGTACTGTCCTACTTTTATATTCCTGTTGTCTTTCGAATTCTGGCGTTTCGTGTCCTGTGTACATATCTTCGCCGTTTGTGTGAGTTTCATACACTACTGTATTTTCTGGTTGCAGAAAATTTCTAGGTAGTGTAGAGTTGAAATGACTCTCAATAGTATGGTCTCTGTTTTCCCATTCCATTATGTGTACTCCAAGCTCTTTTTTATTCCCACGCTCATCAGCGTAATATTTGTCTTGCCAGTAATTCCAGCCTGCTCCGCCGATCACTGCTGGGTTTTTAGAAACCACCCCAACAATGTCGTCACCTTCACCTGCAGTTACTAATTTGCCTTTAGGGCTAAGTGCAACTACAAATCCGGTTCTATCTTCTCTGCGAGGATTACCGTCTCCCCACTCAAACATTTCTGCATAACCTGAATTGTTACTGTGTACTGCACCGTCGCTAAATACTGCTCCTGTGCCGTCTACTGTAAATACTTTTTGTGCATAAGGATCGCCGTTTTCCATACTTTGATTCTTTGCTTCAATAAAATTGTATGATTTATTATTGGTTGCCTGCGTTTCGATATCTATCATGTTACCATGAAAGAATCTACTAGGTGCATAACCGTGGAATACATTTCTGTTATTATTAGGCTGATACACATTCAATCTACTTTGTGTATCGTCGTGCATAAGTCCTAATGACAAATCGCCTGCTCCAGTTAAATTTATTCCCTGTCTATTTTTTCTACTAACGCCTCTAAATAAAAATGCATTGCTATCATCAGCATCACTTTCAATTAGCAAACCTCTTACAGTTCCTTTACCGTCAACTGGCAAAGATGCTTCACTGTTATAATTAGATCTAATATGAACACTACCTGGCCCAATTGCTTTTGGTGACTGTGTTCCTATTCCAAGTGCTCCGCCTTTGTTAAAGCTCTGCATTACAAGTTCACCTTTAGTAACATTAAGGCCATCTTTAGTGCCACTGAATCTAAATGTTTCAGGCCCTGCAAGTACTAATTCCGTTTTGCTTAGTGTTGCTTCCACTTTGTCCTTTGTTTTTTCAATGTGATCAAGTCTTTTGTTTTCTGCAATTACTTGTTCTCTAATTTCTTTATATAACTCTTTCTTTAATTCTGCTTTAAATTCTGCTAACGCATCTGCTGTAGTAGGTTCCTTCTTTTTTCTTGCGGTTCCTATTGGCTGCGTTTCTTGTTTTTTCTCTACCTTTTCTACCTTTTTCTTTACTACTGGTTGTGTGTCTTTTTTAACTCTTGGCATGTGTGTGTCCTATTGCTATTATGTTTAACTTACTATTGCTCTGTCTGTGATTCTTCTCCAGTTACTGCCATCGCTAAATGCCATAACTGCTCCACCAGTCTCATCGCTTACATAAATCATTTGACCTGCTACCGATGCGTCTGGTAAATTTGCTACTACATAAGAATCACTTGTTGGACCAAATGTATCCTTGATGTACTCAAAGTCGCCAACTGTTGCTGACTCCTCTACTGTACCAAAACTGATTATCATATTTGCTGTATCTGCTACAGAGCCGTAATCTGAAATAGGTTCAAATAATACGCCTTGTACGACACCAGTTTTTAATGTACTTGAACTTTTATCGTATGTTAATGCATCGTTGCCTCCGAAAGAACCACTGTCGTTAAACTGTATATCAGTGTTTCCACCTTCTGGGTTTGCACTAACTGTTGTGAACGAAAGTGCTCCACTTCCATCTGTAACAACTACTTGACCTGCTGAGCCATCTGCTGTTGGAAGTGAGTATGCATTATTGATTGTGGTTGCACTACCTTGTACCTTAAAGACTTCGTTAGTGTTGTCTGCGTCATATACTTTAAATATAGGATCACTACTACTGCTGTTATCTCTTATGCGTACTTGAGTTGCTGTACCGTTTGAATGTCTTAAATCTAGTGCTGAACCAGAGAACTGAAGGCTTGGATTTGTTCCTAATCTTAAATTACCGTTAACAAATAATCTTTCATTAGATGCTGTTGAACCTATGCTAACTGTATCGTTTGTGCTGTCAACAAATAAAGTACCGTCATCAACATTTAATTCAGTTAAAGTTTCACCTATATTCTTCCAACTTGTTTCGTAGATATCTAACGTTGCGTTAGCAGAGTCAAAGAATAAGTCACCGTTTGATATATCAGCAGACGGTCTTGTACCTGTTGATATTTTGCTACCACTGTCTTTCTTTCCGATCTTGAATTCAGATGTAGTGGTACCTTTGAAATTTCCAAAAATTGCCATTTATTTCCCCGGTTAGTTCAGAGTGTGTAAATACACACTGTCAGTGCAATTGCACTGTCTAGTCCGTTGTATGTATTTATCTTTTTGGAAAGTATCTTAGGGTTTATACTAATATTTCGATAACACCAGGTTGTGCATCAGTTTTTGTTTCTAATGCTCTACCGATTATCTGTAAAGGACTTAGTGTTTGAGGATTAGCTGCAACCATTGCATGTCCTGGTAAGTTACTTGTAATTAACACATCACCTTTGTTTACATTACCTGTAACTTTACAAGGTATTCTTCCACGCAATGCTACTGCAACTACATGTTCGCCTTCGCAATGTGAATTCATTAAATGTGCTGGGTTTGTACTTACAACGCCAACTGCTTTGTAACTACCTGGGTCTTCTGTAGTACTTACTTCGTGTTCACCGCCAATTATTAATACAGTACCTGGATCATAATTTGCATCTGCTACATAATTCTCAGCCAAGTCAGCGTATCTTGCTGAAGTTGCTGTTGCTGTAATAACACCTGCACTAAAGTTACCCGAGCTATCTCTAGCAACTACTTTACTTCCTGTATTGGCCGATGTAGCATCAACTGAAACAGTATCTGCCGCTACAGTTATATATGAACCTGCGCCTACATTTAATGTTGCGCCTCCACTAGTAGCACCACCTGTTAGACCTGAGCCTGCTGTTACGGCTGTAATATCACCAACTGTTGTTGAATAACCATAACTTAAAATTTTATCTTCAATGGCCGCCGAGGTCATTAATGATGTATCGTTGTTTGCAAAACTTTCTGAGCTTAGTTGTAATGTACTTCCTGCAAAATGAGAAGTTGTTAATCCGCTAACTGCTAGTGAAACTGTACCTGATGTACCGCCTCCACTTAAACCAGTGCCTGCTGTAACACCTGTTACATAACCAGTATCTGTTAAACTAATAGCACCTGTGCTATTGTCGTATGTAATACCAGTTCCACCACTTAAAGCACTTCTGGCTCTTGCGTTTGTAAAGTATAAGTTACTTGAACCTTCTGATAAATCATCTGTATCAGCTGCCGCTATCCTGGCATCTGCTCTAGCATTTGTATAATAAAGGTTACTTGAACCTTCTGATAAATCATCTGTGTCGGCTGCTGTTATTCTAGCGTCTACTCTTGCATCTGTATAATAAAGGTTACTGCCTTCTGAAATATGTGCTGTGGTACTTGGTATGCTAAACACACCTGTGCTTTCAGTATAACCTGCTGTACCAAGTGTTGCACTTACTGCCTCTCTTGCTCTTTGATCTGTATAATACTGATTTGAACTACCTTCTGATAAATCGTCTGTATCTTTAGAACTTAAATCTAGTGAACCGCCTACAACACCGAGAACAGATGAATCAACGTATGCTTTAATACTTTGTTGTGTTGCTAAGTGTGTTGCACTAGCAGACACCATGTTGTCTTCGTCTTTAATAGCACTACCACTTACTCCAGTGTCTAGAACAGCACTTGTAAGTGTTTTATTTGTAAATGTTTGCGTACCTGTTAATGTAGCAACTGTTGAATCAATAGAGATATCATTTGCACTAGCAGTAATACCTGTGCCGCCAACAACATTTAATGTAACATCTCCTGCTGTGCCACCACCTGTTAAACCAGCACCTGCACCAACTCCTGTAATGTCAGCTGCATTTGTGTTAGCAATTGAAATTGTTGTACCTGAGTTACTGATTGCAATACCTGCACCTGCGGTAAATGTTACCAAGTCACCACTTTCGACAACTACATTTCCTGTTGTAGGTGTTACAAATTTCCAAGCATTATAATTATCTGCTGTAGATGTAAATGCACCAGTACTGCTGTTATAACTTAGTTCAGGACCACTTGCACTAAACTCTGATCTAATTTGACTTTGCGATACGCCTGAGTAACTAAACTGCCCTGTTGAACTATTGTAACTAAATGTTCCGTCACCTGCATTATCTATAGCACTAAATGCTCCACGGATTGCACTAATGTCACCATCTATTGTGATTACATTTCCTGATTCCGTTGCATTAGTATATGTGCCACCGTCTATACTTCTAATACCTGCGTATGTTGTTGCACCGTCAACTCTGTCACCTGCGTAAATGTTTGTACCTGTATTACCTACATCTTCTAATGCTCCAACATCAACTGCTGGAGTAATTTCTCTTGCTTGTCCGTCTACATAAATGTATGCTTTAGCAAGAGTACTATCATGATATATTGCACCCGATACTGTTGATGAACTGCTTGGTGTTACTAATTCTCCAGTAAATGATGTTCTATCGGAAATGTTTTGATCGCCCGATGTTCTTACAACTGTGTTATCGACTTCTATGTCATTTGCATTAGCAGTAATACCGTCACCGCCAACAACATTAAATGTTCTACTAGCGGTAATATCTCCGCCGCCGGTTAAACCAGCACCTGCTGTTAGTGTTACACCTGAGTGAGCAACATGTTCATCTGCTACAAATCCACTTAAATTGTCGTGTACTATATCTGAATCTGTTGTAGTAATCACTCCAGCATTAATTCCGATACCTGTTCCGCCACTAAAGTGAGCTCTAACATTATCTGCTGAATTATCTATCCTTGCTTGTACTTCTGACAGGCTTGGTCCGTTGTATGTAAATACTCCATTGCTATAAGCAAATGATCCATCGCCACCGATGTCTGATGCACTAAACAAGTTTTTAATGTAAGTATCATCAGTTGAGAATGTTCTATCAGCAGTTAAGTTGCCGCCTCCGTTGAGACCTGTTCCTGCTGTTAATGTTCTGCCTTGTAGTGTTGATATGTTGGCAGTATTGTTTGTTACTACTGCACCAACATTGTCTGCATTACCTAATGCTGTTGCTAATTCGTTTAATGTATCAAGTGAGCCATCTGCTCCGTCTACTAAACTTGTAATTGCTGCTTCTACATATTCTGTAGTAGCCGCTATGTTGTTACCACCTGTACCAGCAACATAACTTCCGCCACTGTTAGTAGGCTTAATACTTGTTTGACTAGGAAGTGTTACAGCACTACTAAATGTTTTTGCACCTGCAATAGTTTGTGTGCCACTTGTTCTAACAACTGTGTTATCAACTTGTATATCATTTGCATTTGCAGTAATACCATCGCCACCGATAACATTAAATGTTCTACTAGTAGTAATGTCACCACCACCTGTTAAACCTGATCCTGCTGTTAGTGTAACACCACTGTGAGCAATATGTTCGTCTGCAACAAAGCCGTCTAAACTATCGTGCTGTATTTGACTTTCGACTGCTTCGTAAACACCAGTACTGCTGTTGTAAGTAACACCGTTACCTGCACTAAAGTGAGCTCTTACTTCACTTGCACTTGGACCGGTGTATGTAAATGTACCAAGTCCGCTATTATAAACTAATGAACCATCACCACCTGCATCTACTACACTAAAGTGGGCTCTTACTTCTATTGCACTTGGTCCTGTGTAAGTAAATACGCCATTGCTATATGATAGGCTTCCGTCGCCTCCTGTATCAGTTACACTTAAATAATTTTCTATATCCGATTCTACTGCACTTTGGAAATCATTAACTTGTGAGTGCGGTATTGATATGTTTTGATTTGCCGCTGTTGTTATTTGTCCTTGAGCATTTACAGTAAATGTAGGTATTGCTGTAGCACTACCATAACTGTTTGCACTAACACCACTGTTAGTAATGCTTATTGCACCACTGCTTAAAGTAATTCCTGTGCTACCACTGAAATGAGCTCTAACATTATCTGCTGAATTATCTATTCTTGCTTGTACTTCTGCTAAACTAGGACCAGTGTATGTAATTACACCATTTGCATAACTTAAACTTCCGTCACCGCCTGTATCAGTTACACTAATTGCCGCTCTTGCTCTAGCATCAGTGTAGTATAAATTTGAACCTTCTGATAAATTTGTTGTACTATGATTACTAATACTACTAACGGTACCTGTAACATCACCAGTTACATCACCCACGATGTCTGTTGTTAAGGAAGGACTTGCTCCAGTGAAAAGAATATCTTTGTCGATTGAGATTTTACCACTGCTGTGATCGTACTGTATAGATGCTTCCGTTGTGTTACTTTTTAAAATAAGTTTTGATGCTACATCGTCGCCGTCAGCATTTACAACAAGTTCGTCTGATTCTAACCTGTTAACTAATTGTGTTGATTCTACTTGGGTAACATTACCTGTGACGGTAAGTTTACCTAGAACCAGTAACTCTTCATCTGCTGCTATAACTGTGCGTTTTGACATTTTTAAATAATCCCTACTGTAAACAATATAATAACTATTTATCAAGAAAGATAAAATATGTTATTATGAACGCATAGCCAAAAAAATACCCCTCTGCTTTCGCTTTGGGGTATATTTCAAAGTATTTCTACTTTATAGTGTTTTCCACACTGAGAAGATAAAAGAATCCTCATCAGAGAGTAAACTGCCATCATCAGCAGTAAAGTCAACATAAGAAACTTTACCTGTTAATCCACCAACTGGTAGATCAAAAGTTTTACTTATTTCTATGTTGTCTCCAACACCATCACTCATGCCGTAAGCGATGTCTACAACTTCTAAACCAGAATATCCTATTCTAGTATAGTCATTATAGTTATCGTTGCCCATTACATGTGCAAAACTAAAGTCTTTCACATCAAGGCTTACAAACGTTTCAGATCCATTTAGACTTGAATCGCCTGCGTATGTATAATCAGCAAAGCCTACTTTAACAGACACAGAGTCACTAAGGTCTCTTCCGTATGCTAAGTATGAGTAAACTTCAGCATCAGCATCACTGCCTGCAAAGTCTACTTGGCCAACCCAAACACCTGCTTCAACTCCGTTTTCAAGATCTAAACCAATAGATCCAAAAGCAGAACTTCCGCCGTCAGTTTGAGAGATTCCACGAAACACATAGTCACTTCCGTAACCAACAGTTCCGTCCCATTTTGCCGCATTGGCATTGAACGCAATCATTGACAATAGTATAATTACTAATGCTTTGAATCCGTTCTCTATATTGAATAAAGTTTTCATTTATTCCTCCTTTTTTCTACCGGGGCTTCTAAGTAGAGACAGAATTGTCCTACCTTTTGTCCACGGCATAGTTACTATTATACAGAAAAACCTGCATGATGTCAAGTGTTTGTAGGTATTATTTAATTCGGTTTTTTAGGGTAAAAAAGTGCCTGTTAAGTTCTCGCCGTGTTTAATCACAGCAATAACATAGATACTCAAACTATTGTAAAATAGACGAAATCCTGTCGTAAAGGTCTTTGTGTGCTTCTGCACCTGGGTGGCAACCATCTGGAAATAAGTTGCTAGATTGCATATTAGAAATAACTGCTTCTGCTAGAGTAATATGTTTGGAAAGATTATCGGCTCTAACATCTAAATCTAGTAGAGAAGGCACAGCACTGCTAAGATGATCTGTGGCTTTCATTGCTAATAATTCTGCTCTCCAATCTGGTACACAATAATGTACTTGTAGATATGAGTTCAACGCAAATGGATCTAACGGTGCTGCACCGCCAATTGCAATTAGTTTAGCATTAGGAATTTTTTGTAGTATATTGTTTATACCATTGTATGTGAGATGTCTCAATTCACTTAATTGACTATAGAGTAATGTAGCATCAACTTTATCTCTGTCTCTAAGTAAACTTGTACACATCCAAATAATATAATCTATGTTAGTGTCTTGTTGTAATGTTAATTCTGTGTACTCTTCTGATGCTAGTTGTAAGTCGCATACAGTGTTTCCATCTAAAAGACTTTCAGCACGATCAATTGCTTGTAAGTTACTACTGCCATTTACAGAAACATTGTATACATTGTGCCCTGCATTTGCTAACAATCTCGATAAATGATGATTACCATTTGCTGTACCTTCTGCTACCATAGGCCAATCTGGTACACCGTAACTATCACCTAACATTAATATATTCATAACTGTATTTATTTAAGTCAAAAAAAAGCACACTAAAAAGTGTGCTTTCTCTTATTCTTATAAGTCTGTTAAGGCTTACTGGAATGCTACGTTTGACAATGAAATTGCATCAACGTAGTCTGCTGCGTTACCCAAAGATGAAGCAGTGTTTGTTAGTTCTTTATAACCATAACGTGTCATAAAGCTAACTACTGGTTCAAATGTGCTTGGATCCATAACTGGACCTGTGCTCATTAATGGGATATATGGGCAGTAGAATGCTGGAGCATCTGATTCGCTTGAACCTTTGTAACCAACAAGTACTTTAGTACCGTCAGCTGCGTAGTTGTCTACGAATACTTTGATTGTTCCGTTTAATGTTCCAACAAACTTAGTGTTTGTAGGAGCGTCAAAAGAACCTTCAGTTGTTCTTGCGAACGTTGAAGTTGATGCACTTTGCAAGATTGTTAACGCTTCTGGAGATACTACAATGTAGTTACCTGCACCACGTCTTGTTCTTGCTGCGATTCTGTTAGCTGCTCTATTGATTTCAATAGCCAATGCTGCGTGTCTGTCACCAACGTATACTGATTGTCCACTTAAAGAACTAAAGTCTAAAGTAGTACCAGCACCTGCTAATGAACGTAATGAACCGATAATTTCTTGGTCGATTTCAACTACGATTTCTTGTGCTAAAGCCTGCATAATTTCAGCTTCAACATCAACACCGTGCATTGATTCTGCATCTTGAGCTGCCTCAAAAGTCCAACGAGCTGATAAACGTCTAGTTTTAGCTTCTACTGTTTCTTTTAAGATCTGAATGCTCATTTTCTTACCTGGGTTTCCTTCAGCTGCTGCTGTAGCATCTGGAGAACCTGCGTAAGTTGAAGCAAGTTTGAAAGGACTTAAAGCCTCATCACCTGCTGTTGCCCCACCTGCAGTTTCCGCATAACGGACTCTTAGTGTGTGGATTTGGCCAACTGGACCAGTCATTGGTTGAACACCGACTAGCTCGTTAGCTATTACTGAAGGCATAACCCTTCTGATTAAAGGTAACATTACCTTGTTTAAAGTTGCGACTGAACCTGCACCTGTAGCACCTGTAGTTGCGGCCTCTGACAAATAGCGTTTTGTATTTTCGAGGACCACATCCAATGAAGATTTTCTGTTTCCAGAAACACCTTCGAGCAATGCTTCTTTGGTTGCGGACCAGTTGCTTTCAAATAAATTTGCCATTATTAATTACTCCTGTTATTTTGAAAGTCCGGCTAGTTTTTTAATGTAATCTAATTCAACTACATTATCTGTTTCGTCATCAGAAGCTGCTTTCACAGTTTCTTTGTTACCAGTGTGTTCTTTAATCACTGATTCAGACAATGTCTTCTTAACTCTAGGTGTTTCGCCATCTAAAACACTAGGTAAGTACTTGTTAAAAGCACTTTCTAGTTTTTCAGTGGTAACACTTTCAAGTAGATCTGACATAATTTCTTTCTTCTCTTTGCCAAGTGGCGCCATTAGTTCGTTAAGTGTCTCTTTACGAGTATAACGATCTTCTGCTATTTTTAACTTGCTTTCAGTAAGTTTAGATGCTTCTTGCGATGCTTCTATAGTTGCTGTTGCTTCGTTAATCTTAGTTTCCATCTCAGCGAGTGTTCTCTGTAATGTCTTAATTTCTTTGCTTTCGTTTAAGTACGATGTGTTGTACTCGTTAGCGAAAGATTCAAAAATTCGACGTCCAAAGTCATTTTCACGAGCTTTAGTGATGTCATTACGGAAAGATTTAACTTCTTCAGTGATAACTGTGTTGATTTTATTCTCAACCAAGTCAGCTGCTTTAGAAATGAAAGCCTTCTTAGCATTTGCTAATTGTGCTTTACCTTCTCTTACCATTTTAACTTTTTGCTCTACTAATGATTTCTTATCTTCGTGGAACTCAGCAATTTCAGTTGCTAAAGATTCTGTAATAAACTCATCAAGTTTAGTAACATGTTCTGCTACTCTTGATTTGTCTGCTCTTAGTTCTTTAACTTCTTTTGCTAAGTTTTCAGTTACGAAAGAATTTAATAGTTTAGCGTGTTCACTAATGGCTTTGTGATATTTGACTCTGTCTTCCGCCAATGCACCTTTTTCTTCTGCAATTTCTGCCACTTCTGCTGTAACCTTATCAGTGATAAAGTTATCAACTGCTTCAACGATCTTGCTCTTATCGTGCTCGTATCGTTGTGCAAACTCCTCACGAAGTTCTGCAGTAAGTGATTCTCTTGCTTCAAGTACTTTGGCTTCCCATGCTTCTTGTAGAGATTCTTTAACTTCAGAAGTTAAATCTGTCCCTTCAATTAGGTCTTTAAATGTCACTGCCATAGTAGTCTCCTACTTCCTGTTATATTTTTAATTCTTTGATAAGTTTGTGAATCTCACCTACCAAATGTTTTTCTGCACTCATGTCGTGTGTAACTTGTCCGGCTAATTCGTGCAACATTGCACCGCCTTTCATGTTAAATAGACTCTCATAGATAGTCTTAGGATAAGCATCCGGTGCACTAGGCTGGGCCACAATGTCGACTGTTATAATATCAAAGTCAGATACTTTACCTGACTCATTTACATTACCACTGCCTCTACTGCTCACGCCTAGCTTCGCACCTGCTTTTAACAATGCTTTCGCTATGTTACCCATCGGTGTATCTATGATTTTTAATTTGCCTAGTCCATTAGCGTCATCACAATGCATTTCTGTAATGATATGACTTACTCTATCTAAGTTAATTTGTAACTCTTCTGGGTGATCTAACTCGCCCATTACAGTTTCACCTTCACCTAAACGGTTACGAACACTCTCTACAGCACGTTGGATCTCATCTTTAGGATATACTCTTCCATTTTGATTTTTTACATCGCCTTGAATGAATAATCCTTGCATGAAAAGGTCTTTACCGTCTTGTGACTCCATAATCTGCACATTAGCAGCACTTGGACTCAAATATTCGTATAGCTTTCTGGATTGCATCTTAATTTATTCTCCTACTTACGCCTTTTTAGGCTCAACTTTAATGTTGTCTGTAGGTGTGTGATCTTTTGCACTTTCGCCTTTAACACCTTCGCTACCGTCTTTTGCTTTTACTGGTGAACCAGCGCCTGCTACTTTAGTTGCTTTTGGTGCTTTAGTTAAAGGTGACTCGGATGAATCTGCTTCGCCTGCTTTAGGTGCTGCAACATTATCAGATAACTTAGTTGCTTCTTCAACAACTTCGTCTTCTTCTTCAATTGCTTCTTCTTCAGATTCTTCAACTGCTTCTTCGTCATCTTCAGTTGCTTCATCTAAATCATACTCAACACTTTCAAGATCAAGTTCTGCTTCTTCTTCGTCGCCTAACTCAGCTTCTGGCTCATCACCAGCTGCCATTAATGCGTCAAATTCTGCTTTTAATGATTCTAATTCGTCTGCGATATCTTCGACTTTGTCTTCTAGGTCTTCTTCACCTTCTGACTCATCTTCACCTTCTTCGTCTGACTCTTCGTCACCGAAAGGCATTTCTTCGCTTTCTTCGTCGTCGTCTTCGCCGATTTCATCTGCTTGGACTTCGTCTTCGTCTGAAGTAATATCATCTTCAAAGTCATTACTTTGATCGATAACTTCAGTCACTTCTTCTTCCTCTACCTCTTCATCAAGAAGGCTTTCATATTGCTCACGGGCTTTGTCTACGACATACTCGTGTAACAACTCTTCGGCTTTCTCATTTTCTTCAGCAAGGAGAAGTTCTAATATTGATTCTAACTTCTTAGACATTGTGGCCTCCTTAATTGTTTATAATGCAAACTTACGCCAATAAGAATTGCATGATTACCATTTACTTATAGCAATCTATTAAATTTGTGTTATAATGGTGTTTTTTTGGTACCAAAACAGTCATATAATGACTTTTCTGGTCAAATGTGGGTGTGATTACAACGTTGGCTCTTCGCCACCTGCTTTGTACATAACTTTTACAAACTTTGTATGTTCTATGTCTTCTGCTCTGCTGATTTCTCTAACTTTTCTTAACTTGTTTAATTCTTTAAGTGTTAGTTTAGATTTTCTAGTATCCTCTTCGGCTCGTAAAGTTTCTTGGTCTCTACTAGGTTCGTAAAATTCATTAATTTTCATTATATTAATTGCTCGCCTTCTGCCGGTGGAACCGTATTATCTGTAGTTGTATTTATGCCATCTGCCCCTAAAGCGGGATCTTCAAGCCCAGAAAGGTCCGGTTCTGCATTAATATCAACTGCTGCATCAGGTTCTGGTCTAACACCTATGTTTTTAAGTGCGGCTGCTTTCTCATTATCTTGATATTTTTGATAATCGTTCTCTTCACGCCACATCTCTTCGTTGCTCTTCATTTCGTTGTCGCTTAGACCCATATACTTTTGTAAAGCAAATCGCTTACTCATATAAGGTAACTGTGCAACCTGATTAAACATTTGAGCTCTTTCTGTATTAAGTTGTAGTTCTCTATAACTACTAAAGTTCATTGGCTTATTAAACAACATTCTAAATGTGCCGTTATCAATGTCAATGCCTTTGAACTTTAAGAAAAGTTTAAATTCTCTGTCTAAATCTTCTTGTACTTGTTTTTGTAGTCTTTCAACATATTTTGCAAATCTATATTCCTGAATGTATGCAACACCTACTTTACCATCGTTGTAAGTAGCACTTCCATCGTCTGGTCCTGTTGGCAAATAACTAGCAGGAATACGCAAACCTCTTAATAGTTTGTTATTAAAGTATCTTAAGTCGTCTATTTGTCCTAAGTTCTCACCACCTGGTAGTGTATCAACTTTAGAACCTCTGCCGTCTGCTGTTTGTGCAAAGAAGTAGTCTTCTAACATGCTCATTGGATTGTATGCACTGTCTGTTACACTGCTACCGTCGCCTTTGCTGTTAGGTACTCGTTTTTGTTGTACTTCGTATTTTACTCGTTCTAAGTATTGCTGTGCTTTGTGTGCAGGCATGTTACCTACATCAATAAAGAATACTCTTCTTTCAGGTGCTCTATGCACCCTGTAAATAATAATTGAATCTTCTAATAGTTCTTTTTGCTTGAACACTTTAAAGATAGGTTCAAGTATGCTAACACCAAATGGCCATGCATGGTCCATTCCTTCTGTTAAACTAACATGCACAACATGTTTTGCATCAACTGGAACACCTTCGCCGGCACCCTCAACTGAGCCTGTCATGTAGTTGTTGCTTACAGTGTTAGTAGGACTCATTATGCCTGTTAAGCCTTGTCCACTACCATATGGTCTAGCATGTAATGCTGCTGGGTCTGTTGCAACTTGTTCTGCAAAGTTTGCTTCTAGGTTTTTAATAAAGTATTGCTCTATCTTCTTACCTTCACTTTCGTTAACAACAACCTTTTCAATGTTTGCAGGATCTACCCAGTACAATTCATATGTTTCTGGATCTCTGATAAAGAACTGGTCTCCGTACTTACATGTGCTACGGAACATTCTAAATGCACGTTTATGCATTTTATTTAATCTTACCCAATTATGTAATGTCTTATCTATAATTTTTGCTTCTGTATCACTCGGAGAGGACAAAAAGTCAATAGTAAAAGGTAATCCGGAATAATCGTTTTCTTGTGTGCCGAATTCAGCAATAGTATCTAACGCCGCATTTACTTCTAAGTCTGAATCCATTTGATCGTACTGAACATAACGCATAAGCCTATTAGGGCTACCTGCATATACTTCTGGCAACCAACTATTAAACCTGCTTGTTGCCGCCGCACCAAATGTGCCGTCTGCCTTATCTGCACCCGTTTGGATGTTTAAAGGTAAACCTGAGTTATCAAAGGGTGTAAAATGCTTTCGCCAGCTCATAAATCTAATAGTCCTGTCTTATTATAATACTATTTATCAACTATTTTAAAGTATAAAATTTAATATTGGCTGTGGTTAGAAACTGTCTGAAAGATTTCCAGTAAGTTTGTTACCTGATCTAAGTAGTTTATTTGTTTGTTCTTGGTTTTTAACCATTTGCTCAAATAACTCTTTGTTTGATGTTCCTGGTATTTCTGCTGCTTTGCCGCCTGTGTCTGCTTCTGCTTGTGCTGTTTTTAGTTCTGGTTGCTGTGTTTGTACTGTTTCGCCTACAGGATTCATTGCTTTAGCAACACTAGGCGCCTGTGCTCTAGCTCTGGCTGCATCTTCTGGAGATACAGTAGAAGCCATGCCGCCTTGTTTCATTGTATCTCGTCTGCCTGCTCCTCTTGCTTTAGCACGTTCGAACGGAGTCATTTCTGCACGAGTTTTAGTTACTGCTCCTGTGTCTACTTCTGCTCGTTTAGCATTATCGAGATCCATTTGTGCTAATGCTACTTCGCCGTCTAATGCTGTCTGCTCAGTAATATCTGCAAAATCATTTATACCTTTTGCCTGTGCTGCAACTGCTGCATCTAATGCTTTCTGTGCTTCTTCTACAGATGGTGTATCTGGCGATACCATAAGATCATCGCCGTACTCTGCACTAAACGATGCACCTGTGTAGCCTTCTTGTTTGCTAGGAGTTGTTGTATCAGTAGGTGTTGGTTGCTCTTGTTGTATCGGACCAAATGTTTTCATAGCAGCCATCTTCATCAAGTCCATCATGTTGATGTTGTCCATGGACTCGTTTAATGTGTCTATGCCTTCTGCTAAATGTGCAAACTGTTTTCCTGCTGCTTTGCCGTCTAACTGCTCCATTGCTGTATTAAAGTTCTCAACTGTTTGGCCCATGTTGTTCATGTTCTCTGTCATTGAAACTATTGCCGGTGCTGCCGCTCCAATCTTAGCAAGTTTATCAAACGGTGATTCAGATCCAAACAAACTACCTAGTCCATCAAGTACTCCGCTAATTAATCCACCTGCACTAAATGCTGCCATACCAGCCGCTAGTGATACTAAACCAGGTCCTAGTAATAATACATTTTTAGGGTCTACATCGTTAAGCAGTTTGAAACTGCCCATTAGTTCAACCATTGCTGGGGCAGCAATTTTAACTGCAACTGCAAATGGAACAAGTGCTAAGCCTAATGCACCAATTGCTAATGCACCTACGCCTATTACTGGTGCTATAGGTGCTAACAAGAATGCTGCCGCTCCTAATACACCTAATGCTACTGCACCTGCGGCTACGCCTGCCCAGTTAATGTCTGCAAACTGTTGGAATGCTTTTCCTGCAACAAACATTGCTCCGCCTAATGCACCTAATACAACTGTACCTAGTAATGCTTTAGGATCTCCTAAAACTTTTAAACCTTGTCCTAAACCTGTTAATGTTCCTTTTAATAAGCCGCCTATACCTGCACCAATACCTTTACCTGCATCGCCTATGCCTTTGGCTAATGAACTTATGCTTTTTTGTATGCCTTTAGCAATATTGCTTACAGAGTTGCTAATACCTTTGCTTAAATTTGTTAGCACATCAGATATACCTTTGGATATATCTTTCATGCCTGTTGCTAATGACTTTGTAAAGCTCTTAGATTTTTTACTTGCAGTGTCCATGGCTTTTGAACCCATGTCCATTTCTTTTGCTTTGCCTGTGATCTTGTCTTTGGCTTTACCAAACAAGCCATCAAGTTTGCCGCCTGTTGCTTTGCTTATACCGCCTGTGACTTTGCCCATCATGTTCTTAGCACCATCCATCAAAGACTTGCCCATGTTAGCAAACATCGATGGCATTGTTTTACCAAAGAGGCCTAACGCACCGCTTAATACTTTAAAGCCTACTACGCCCAGTGTTACTACACCTAGCAGTTTACCTAGCATATTACTAAGTCTTAGTCCGCTACTTTCTCCGTCACCGAAGATATTTGCTAATGCAGAAACTTTTTCTCCTAAGTAAGAGAAGACGGAAGTAATTGGACTTAACACTGCCATAACAGTATCTAATGCTGATGCAAGTACTTTAAATGCAAATACAACTGGGCCAATGAAAACACCTAGCACTTTCATAACACTCATAAAGCCTTTACCGAACGACATGATACCTGAACCAATATCTTTTGCTGTTTGTATCATATCCGGTATTTTTTTAATAAAGTCTGCAATATATTCTGCGGCAGTTCCTATCATAGGTATTAATCGTTCGCCGAACGATTTACCTAAACTTTTAGCACCTTTTGTTAAATCAGTAACACCTTCGAGATTTTTCATACCAAAGATTTCGCCAATTACTGGCATCAATGCTTCGCTGATTGTTTTTTGTGCTGATTCAAATGCTTTAGTTAGTTTGCCTGTCTTGCCGCCAAGTTTACCTAAGTCGCCTACAGCATTACCTAGCCCACCTAAGAAGCCTAATTTTAAACTTTCAAAGATACCAGTAATCTCTTTCATTATCTTAGATAATGTATTAGTACCGGTTTGTACGCCGTCCATGGTTAAACCTGCACCCATGTCTTTAATCTTTTTAGCAGATGCTTCAAATTGTATAATGGCTTTTGCCATACTAGCGGCCTGTGCGTCACCTGCTCTGTCTAGTAAGAATACTCTTTGTTTTTCTGCATCGGACAAATTACCAAGTTGCTGAGTCATGTCTAACGCCATTTGTTCAGCGTCTTCTTGACTTAGTGTACCGTTTTTAATTTGCTTAATGTAATCATTCATTGGGCCTGCTAAACTAGGCAGTGTTCTAATGTACCCAGTCATGCTTTCACTGAAGCCCATTGCGCCACTTGCCGCTGCTTCTGTCATTGCGGCTGCAATTGCTCCGCCTTCTTCTCCGCCCATAGCTCTCATAGTACTACCAAAATCAGTAATACCTGAGATAACTTTACCTCTTAATTCTTTGTCAAACTTTAACAAACTAGATGTAAGTACTGGAGTTTGCTGTATTAAACTGTCTGTAAACGCAACTATGTTATCAACACTTTCACCAAGTACTGATGCATATTTTTGTTGTGTTTTAATAGTTCTAGTAACTTGCTGAGTCATTCTAGTTTGATTCATTCCGTCTAGAATACCCATTGCTCTTCGTTTTTGCAACTCAGCACCCATACGCTCAACACTGTCATCTAGACTCATGCCTAATTCTACACCACTGTTTGTTGCATCCATAAATGCACCAGTGAGTTCAGTAAATGCTTTTTTGCTCATTGTTTGAACAACACCAGAGAAGTTACCAAGTGTTGCCGCGGCATCTATACCCATTGTGCTTAGGTCTGCCATTGCATCAGCGGCACTCATGCCACCTTGCCCTACACTGTCAGTAAATCCTGCACCTACTTTAGTAAGTTCGTTTAGTGTTCCGCCTAATCCCATAAAGGAATCTACAAGCATTGTGCCGTATATAGTAATTGCTGCTATAGTACCTGTGATTGCTGTAGACGCTGTTTCGTACATTTTAACAAAAGCAGTTTCGCCTATTGCGGCGCCTTTGTTAAATTTATCTAGTGATGCTGCTGCACCATCGGCTGCGGCTGAAATTTTACCAGGACTACCACCACCGTTAGTAACTGTAGGAGGTCCTGCAGGTGCACCTGGTGCTGGTTTGTTTTTAGCAAATTCTTTACCTAATCCTTCAGTTACCTTGTGTAAGAGGTCTCCATCTTTAATTAGTTCTTTATGACGCTTTTCTGCATCCTTAGAATCGGATTTTGCTTGTTCGAGTAATGCTTTAAGGCCTTCTTTGTTTTCTTTTGTTAAAGTCGTCAACATTGTCAGCATTGAATCTGCTGTACTTTCTAAACTCCAATCAGGTACAATTGCCTGCGACCCATCTGGTAAATCTATTCTCAACGATGCCATTAAGTTTCCTCTTTAACTGCAAGTATTTATCTGAAAAATTAAAACTAGGTTTAATACTGAATTACCTATAATTTAAAACCCTGTTTAACAGAACCGATAAATATGTAGTTAAAGAAGTAATAGTACATAATGTGCTAGTACAAATTTAGGATGATAACATATGACAAACAAACACAATCCATTAAGTTCGCATTTTAGAGCACCTAAACTTTTTGCACCTATTCCAAGTGCTGGAAAGTTTTACGACACTTCTGTGTTGGAAATGCCTGAAACGCTAGAACTACCTATATTTGCTATGACAGCAAAAGACGAAATGATTATGAAGAATCCTGATGCACTACTAAACGGCGAGGCAGTTGCACAGGTTGTACACAGTTGTGTACCTAATGTCAAGAATGCTAGAGCAATGTTAAGCAGTGATATTGATGTATTACTAGTTGCTATACAAGGTGCCACATACGGCGATGAAGTAGAAGTAACTGCAGAATGCCCAAATTGTAATGAAGACCAAACCGGTGTTGCAAGTGTTGAAGAAGCAATTAGTAGCATGGGTACTCTAGAAGAAGAGTATGTTGTAGAGCATGACGGGTTAAAAATTCAAATACGACCTTTTACTTATGCCAGCACAATACAAGCAGGTATTACAAATTTCCAAAGCACTAGAAGTTTACAAGCATTAGCAGATGTTCCAGATGAAATGGAAAGACTAAGTTTGTTTAACAACAACTTCAAGCAGATTGCTGCATTAAACTTTAGTTTAATAGTAGACAGTGTTTCAAGTGTTAGTTTCACAGACGAAGAAGGCGAGGAACAAATTGTTACTGACAGAAATCATATCACAGAATTTTTAGACAATGCAGACAGCAAGATTGGTAAATCAATCGAAGACAAAATTGCAGAGCTAAACAGCATTGGTATTAATCATGAAATGAAAATGCAATGCGAAAAATGTCAGGAAGATAACGGTGAACCAGTAGTGTTCGAAAGCCGTGTAAACTTTGACCCAGTAAATTTTTTCACAGCTTCCTAGCAACCTCCGAACCAGAGGACATAGTGGCGTACCTAGGTAAGCTCAAAGACGATCAAACTGCCCTAAGCAAAAACATTGCTGAATTAGTAATATACAGTGAAGGTGCAGTTTCCTGGTCAGAGGCTTGGCATATCCCACCCTTAGATAGAGACCTGCTAATTAAAACACTTAATAAATTCAATAACGCCAAAGCAGGCAACAATAACGAAATGCTCTAAGCGGAACGCTGGTTACTTCCGTCCGCGCCTAAATTTTTTCAATACCGTTAAATGCTTCATGCCCCTCGAAGTACATTTGTATCATAACGTGGATAGCAACATCTACAACCACTAACACAAAACACATTGTTAAGAAGACTGGCATTATGTTCTTTTAAATAGATCAGCTGCGTTACACTGTGGCTGGCTTCTGCAATCTCTAATATTATTTTGCCACATCACTGGGTCAGGCATCCAATCAAATTGGGGAGCTGGAGTTGTATATGTGGTTGAGTTGCATCCAGTCAGAATGATTCCTAGCAATAGTAATCTTTTCATGTTCTATTCCTCTTAGACTATTATTTACGCTCTAGCACACACAATAGTTTACAATGTTACAATTTATAACACTTTATAGACACTTCGTGTCTTACCTTACGCATTCATTTGTTTCATTTCATGAAACGCATTCATTTGTAAGATATTTTTTTTAATTAAGAAGTTATCAAGAAAGTGGAGCCATAATTCACCTGTTGCCAGGTGAATAAAAAAATGGATGTCATCAAGATGAGCATCGCCATTTATATCTCGGGTGCTGTTAGGAACCGGTGAGCCTTCTGTCCCCATACACTACCGTCACTGTCTTTCGACCTCACGGAAATTTGTAAAACCTAGAATAATTTAGTTGAACAAATTTGCAGGTTGCTTTTTCTCATTGCCTGCATCATTTTAAAGCCATAACGTTGTTTGCTTCTTACCGACTACAGTCCAGAATCTCGCACCGTGTTTAACGGATTGTCAAGGACGACAGTTTTATAGGCCCTGTCGGGGCGGTGTAGTTCCTTATGTAAGGGTTCTGTGAATTTGCCTGAATTTAGTTTGACTTGGTGTCTGTGTGTGCCTTGTTCGATATATAGTTATATCTTTTTCATCGCTTCACGGAGGATTTGTGAACCTCCTACTCTGACATTTATTATACCATTATAATACTCGTCTGTCAAGAGAACTTTGCGATTAAATTGTTCTTCTGCTTCTAAATAACTTGCAACGCCTCTACTTGGGCATATATGCAGTATCTCTCTTGTAAATTTATCCTCGCCTAGTTCTAAAACGTCTGCTTGGAGATGATCCGAGCTACCCCAATAGGTACGCCAGTCACTTTCTTTTGTGCCTCGGCGTTTGTTCTTTTTTCCTTTTAGTGGTGGCTTGGTTGTTTTAAATTTTGCTAATTTTTTGCCTATGTACTTTTTGTCATTAGTTGTGTTTGTGATTAAGTATACAAATGCTTCACAACCTTCTGGAAGTGTGTCTATAGTTTTGTTTTTATAAGTCCATTGCGACATAGTACATAGTTATCTACTGCCAATGCTATGCACGAACTTATATCGGCTAATCTGTTCTAAGTCGGGTTTGTGTGTAAGTTTACCTAACTCAATATATCCTATTGCTAATTTTGGGTCGTCAATTGGGTGTGGCAGTTTGTGTGCAATTTGCATACACCAACGCTTTACATGTTTTGTAACTGCTTTTGCATCAACACACTGATCTGGTGCAAACCATGCAAGTAAATCGCTTTTAACTATGCTAGTGGGAATTATATGTTCTGGTGGAACATCTACATCATTGTCGTAGCATATTTCCATTATGTGCTTACCTACATGTGGATAGTTCATGTACAAATAATTATCTAGTCTAGTAGGCGAAAACAATTCGTAATCACTGTCCTCTAATGGTTGAGGTGAAGGCTCGCCTGTTGCTGTACTAATTAAGAAGCGTCTATTTTTATTGCTTGTTATATCTTCTAAATGATGTAAGTGATAGTTAAACATACTAAGCCACTCTCGTAACTCTCCTGTTTCATTGTGTACATGGTCCGGGAAGTTTTCGTGTAGTCTATTTAGATCATCACTGCCTGTGAATATTTCAGGCTTGATGCGTTTGATGTTTTCTATACTGTGATCTAAGTTTGCTTGTACTTCTGCTATTGTTTCGCCCCAGTTATAAAACTGAGTACGACTTACAAACTCGTAATTGTTATCTTTGTAGTTGTTCCAAATTACTTCAGCAATACGGTTGTCAAATAGTTCGTATGTGAGTGTGTACTCTGCATTACGGCCTAAGTGTATATCAATCCACATATTCGGTGTCAGTGTTGTACATAGTGAATCCTCCTTCCTTGACCACTGTTAGTACATTATTCACTCTACCTACTAGTTCTTCTTTGTGCGAAATAAGGAAAATATTTTTACCTTGCTCTCTATTCATCTTCTTAAGGATACTTAAGGCGTTCTCTACACCCATTGTATCCATACCTGAGTCGATTAATTCGTCAATACACATTAGGTTCATCGGCGCATTTAAGCTCTCATACATGTCTCTAAATGCCCAAGATAAGCCCAAAATAAGTCGATTGCGTTCGCCTCTACTTAGATTATCAAAGTCTAAGTCGCGTCCATATTCTGTTATTTCGACATTTAAATCGTTCGCAAATTTTACATCATGCGGCAATCCTAACTTATCTAAGTACCATGCTAACCTGTGATTTAGGTATGCAATGTTCTGATCAATAATCTTTTTACGGATAAAACTATCCTTGCTTGTTAACAGTTTGTACAAGAACTCTTGATGATCTTTTAAGAATGTTAATTCATTTATTAAGTCAAAACTAACTTCTTGTAAGCCTGTTTCTTTGAGCATCTCTATTTGTTCAACATAAGGATTCTCTTCCTCTTGCTTAGTTTGGTACTGTTGAGCAAGAGATTCTAAATTGTGTTTGTGTTCGTATGCTTCTTCTACTGTAGCATAAAATGTACTTACTGTTTCAGGCACATCAATAATTTCCATTGCCTTTGTGATTTCATCAACCTTTTGCTCACTGGCAGCATTTAGCTCTGTTTCAGATGCAATCTTTTCTTTTAGTTCATTTATATAATCGCTGTGTGTATCCAAGTGTGATGTAGTTTGTTTACATGCATGGCATACACCTGCTTCAGCGTCTACTAAGTTTCCTTCAAGCTCTGTTAGTCTTTTTATGTTGCGTGTATTACTTGCTTGAATTGTTTTTAACTCTTTAGACAATGTGTTATAATTGTCTTGCTGTTCTTTGGCACTAACATTTTGTTTGTGCGATTCAATCTCCTTGTTGACATCTAGTTCGCCTAGTGTAGTTATTGCTACTTCTAGATCTTTTACTTTCTGATTGTGTGTGGCTTCCCATGCTTTTTTACGGCTTTCTATTTCTTGTATGTTTTTATCTATACGACCGTTTGCATCTTTAACAGCACTGATACGCAACTCTTCTTCTTTGATGTTGTCACGAGTAAATTTAGTTTTTTCTTTTAGCAACTCTGCTTTTGCACTTAGATCAGTAATACCTAGCAACTGCTCGATCATATCTTTTTGATCGTTGTTCTTCATACTGAGGAAAGGTTCGCTGTATGTGTTTAATGCAACCAAATGCTTAAACATGTTATGCGGAAAGCCGATAATCTTTTCAATTGCTTTTTGTGTTTCTCTACTATCGCCTTGCTGTTCTTCGCTTATAGTATCTTCACCGTTTACTATAAACTTTAACACATTAGGTCTACGACCACGCTCAATACGATAGTCAACACCCTTAGACTCAAACTCAACAGTGGTCATCATGCCTTTACTGTTTGTTTTGTTAATTAAGTTATCGCGGCGAATGTTAGTAAGTGCCTCACCATACAATGCATAACTGAGTGCATTAATAATAGTTGTCTTACCTGTACCGTTTCTGCTACCATCTCCACCCATGTCTAAGTTATGACCTAGCACTAGGGTTAGTTGACAGTTGTCAAAGTTTACTGCTTGAGTATTGTTGCCCACACTCATAAAGTTACGGGCTGATACATTTTTAATCTTTAGCATATTAAATTTCTAACTCGTTATAGATATCGATTAACTTATCTCGTTCGATTGTGGTAGAATCAATTGTGTCTAATTGTTGTAGCACTATTTGATCTACACTTTCAAATTTTATCTCACTGCCTTCAAATTGCTCTTCTTCTTCTTTGATAGGAATAAGTTGCAATTCCCTAACATTATATTGTTCAGCAAACTTCTCTTTAATGAAAGTTGCCTCTTCATATGAAATACTGATATCTAATTTTACACGAGCATAGGTATACTTGTCAAGTAAATTCTCATGGTTGTCCAGCAATTGTTTAAGACTAAACACTCTGTACTTAGGACATTCGCTCCAATTTACATAGATAGGTTCCTCTCCCCATGTTAAGAACATAGCACCACGCTCGTCATCATCTACATCTGCATAGTTGTGAGGGAAAGCATTACCTAAGTAATGTATATTGTTTTTAAACTGACGCTTATGGAAGTGTCCTGAGAATACATATTCTGGGCCTGATAACATTTTATCATTAATGCCTCCGCCATGGTCTGGCATCTCTACCATTGCATTCATTTTAAAATACGGAAGTTCAAAATGACCAAACATGTACTTGACTTGCATCTTGGCAACTTTTTTGTATTCGTCGCCAACTAGCCATGGAATGATAGCAACATCATCTTGCTGGAAGTGTTCGTCTACCATTACAAAGTTAGAAAGTTCTCTAGCATATTCAATACTGTTCATATCTCGTTTGTCTCTATAATAGAGATCGTGATTACCAGTTATAAAATATACTGTTTCAAAATTGTCATTTAGTTTTTTAAGATCTTTAATTGTTGCATTCATTGTTGCAACATTAATACTTGATCGGTGATGCATCCAGTCACCAAGGAAAATACATGTTTCAGCATTCCTTGCTTTTGCTTCTGCAATAAACCAATCTATGTATCTGTGGCAATCATCTAAGTGTAGACGACTGTTTTGTTTTAGCCCGTAATGTATATCCGTAAAACAGGCCGCTGTTTTAAACAACTGACTCATATAAAACTACTCTGGGTTATTTTCTTGCTCTGCAGCCGATTCAGCAGCATCTCTTAAACTACGAATTTCTTCTTCGTGTTTAATCTGTCTACTGAAACTAGGCATGTGTCCTTGATCAATAAGAATATCATCTCTGATAGTTTGGTTGCGTTTCTCAATGTTTAATACTCTTGTGAAACTGTTATTGACAACTGCTGTGTAATATGCAAATGGATTGTCCGACTTAGACTCGTCAAACTGTAAACCAATTTGAGATAACTGCACTAATGCTTGTCCTCTCATTTCGTCTACATAAGTATAACCACGCCAGTTAGCTCTGTGTGAATAACGCTCTACTAGTTTTAAGAACATAGTTCCTAACTTGTTTGTTATTCTTCCGTGATTAACATTAAACTGTCCATTACTTAAACTTCCTTCCCAATGACTACGAACAACTTCTTTTAACTCTGTGCCTTGATAAGCATAATGCTTAAATGCCGGGAAGTTTACTTTTGCTCTTTCGTCTGCAGGTGTTTTAGGATTCTTCTTCCTGCCTGGCTCTAGTGGAATGTGGTCCATGTTCATTACACGGAATACTAATTCTTCTAAGTCAAACGAATCTGGGTCTACAGCAAACTCTTTTTGCTTAGGCTTGTTTTTGTAATCTGCCCTGTCATGCGTAGACATTGCTACAGCATACGCTTCGCTTTGTAGTTTATTTGCTTTGTTTAATCTTGCTTCTGCAATAGTTGCATCGTTTATATCTTTGATATCACGGACTATGATGTCATAATTACTGTACTTCTCATCTGAAATCTGGCAGTAAGTTAGTTTACTTTTGTTGATTTCTTTTAGGATATCCTTGTTGTTTAGATAATTTACTGGTGCTGGTTTCTTTATCATATGTGTTTATACCTCTAGGTTTATATCTATTATACAGTCATTATTAGTAAAGTCAAGTATTATTTACCCAGTTTCAGCAATTATAATGGTATATATTGAATCTGGTAAATAGTACTATAGGAGAAGATTATGGCAAACAGCGGAACCGGCGGCAGCTTTTTAAAAGGACTCTCAAGAGCATCTTACTTAACAAGCCTAGCAACAGACTTAAATCAAATTGCTCAAGCGGGTACATCGCTTGGAGACCAACCTGGCATAACTACTGATGTAGACTGGAGAGCAAGACTTCGTCCAAAAAACGGCGGAAGAGACTTATTCTGGAAAGGTGCAGACGATAGTTTAACAGGCGATACTGATTATTTGCTAAAACCATTAAAAGAAGCCGGTGGCCTAATTTGGCAGTACACACCTGATATTTTGGTGAGTGCTCAAGTAAACTATAACCAAACAGACTTCCATGGGCAAAACTATCCTGTAATGACTTACAAAAACACTATACCACCTGCTATTCCTATAACAGCAGATTTTAGTGCTAACACAGTTCCAGAAGCAAGATACTTATTAGCAGTACAGCATTTCTGTAAAGTTGCAACTAAGTCGTTCGGTGGCGATGCCGCAGTAGCAAGTGGCTTCTATGGAACACCTCCTCCGGTACTATTGTTTGAATACTTAGGTCATCATGGCTTTAACAAAGTGCCAGTTGTACTAACATCATACAGTATGAACTTACCAGCAGATGTAGACTATGTACCTGTGCGTACTGGTGTAAGAGGTGAAGAAACAACTTATGTACCAACGCTGATTAACTTCCAGCTCAACTTGCAACCAACATATACACCACACAAATTGCGTAAGAGATTTGACTTACAAGCATTTACTACAGGTAAAAATTACAAGGATGGATTTGTATAATGGCTAAATTTCACAGAGCAGATAGTTTCTTAAAACCAACAGGCGTGTATGACATCTTTTTAGATGTTAACAAATTACCTTCTGTGCCTAAGTTACCATCTGACGATACATATATTATTGAAGCAAAATATGTTAACAGGTTAGACTTATTAGCATTTGACCAATATGGTTCCACTAGACTTTGGTGGATAATTGCTTTGAGAAACATTGATATAATTAAAGATCCAACAAGAGATGTAACAGCAGGATTAGAAATATACTTACCTAGTAAAAACACAGCAGAAAGACTAGCAGGCTAATATGGCGATTGAACCAGCAGAACAGTACGATCCGTTTTTAAAGAAAAATGTATTCGGAAACATTCTAGATCAAGTTGACAATTATCAGTACAACTTAAAGTTATACATGATACCTCCAGTTGGCCAACCAGTTGGCACACAGGCGTCAGCAGACGACCAAGGCGGCTCAACTGATGCTAGAGCAGACAAGCCTAGCAATGCAAAAAATAGTAGCGGACAAGGAGGCTACTTACAAAATTCATTAACAGCAAGTCCAGCAGAAACAATCATACTTGCCCAAAC